CACCATCAAAGGCCAAGATAACATCTTCTCCAGGAATGATTTCTCTATCCTTAAGTAGCAGTGCATCCCAAGCGTCTGACGGAATCCATGATTGACCAGTAGAGGTCCAGATGTTTAGTCTCTTAGTTTTAAATTCTGATTCAGGTGTAAGCAATGATGCGGAAAGCATATCCTCTTCAGATACGATATCTCCCATTGAAGGATTTGCTAAATACCAGTTCTCAGGATCCTTGTAATTGAGTTTTTCATCACCCTGATACCAGGCAAAGAAGAAAGAAGGGTCTTCAATCTCTCCTTTTGCTATCTGAATTCCTCTGTTATACATCTGGTAACAGATAGAATCCTTACCTGCAGAGTCATATTTAGTGCCTGCCGTAGTGATTGCTACCAGCATTGGCTCTAATCTTGCACCCATAGATAGTGATAAAACATCGTAAAGTTCTCTATTTTGCTGTGCATGTAACTCATCTATAACAATAAAAGTAGAGTTTAAACCTTCTTTTGTAAAAGATTCAGATGATAATGCTCTATAAACAGAACCAGTTAAAGGGTTATAGATAGTGTTTTGGTATACTTCTAAGATATCTTTTAACTCTGGTTCAAGTTCAATCATCTTCTTTACCGTTTTGAAAATGATACGAGCCTGTTCTTTATCAGCAGCAGCAGAATAAATCTGACCACCATTAACGCCTAAAACAATTTGCTCTAAAACAAGAGAAGCAATTAGGGCTGACTTTCCATTCTTGCGTGGAACGCCAATCAAAGCACGACGGTGCTTGAGCAACCCATCTTCTCTTTCAGCATAAAGATTTACAAGAAGTTCTTTTTGCCAGGGTCTAAGAATAAACTTCTCGCCAGTCTTACCAGCGATAGAGTCTTCAGTTAAATGGCATAGAGTCTCAATAAAGTCTATAACCTCATGACCACGAGAGTTAGACAACTCAGTTTCTGAAACAGGCGATAAATATGTTGGAGGCCAAGTCATGCTAACCTCTAAATGCTAACGAAAGCCTGTTCTTTTCAAAGTCAATATCTATAATTTCAACTTCTACTTCCTGGTCCATAGTATAGGACTCAGGTAATGATTGGCCCATCTTGGACTTATGAACAAGACCTGCAAGCATTCCCATTTCAACAAACACACCATAGTCAGTTATTCCTGAAACCTTAGCCTTATGTACTTGGCCTATGGCTAATTTAGCAAATTCAATTTGCTTATCTTCCTTTTGCATTTGCTCAATAAGTGAACGGCGATTAAGAACGATACTTCCTTTTGCTCTATCAATTGAGTGAATTAAGAATTCAGCCTCATGTCCAATATATGATTCAAAGTCTGTAACTCTATTTACATCAATTAGAGAACCAGGCAAAAAGGCCTTAATTCCAATATCAACAATTAGGCCACCTTTGACCATTTTAACAACCTTGCCCATAATAGGGTAAGACATTTCAAAACTCTTTTGAAGATCTTCCCACATGGATTCTACTTCATTCTGTTTTAGGGATAGTATGTACTGTCCTTCTTCATTCTTATTTAGGACTATTGCTTCTACTACCTGCCCAAGTTGGAGCACATCATAGATATAGGCATCCTTACGATTTGATATTTCAGTCTTTGGGATAAAGGCTTCTGTCTTATCGCCAATATCCACAAGTGCACCATCACGACCAATTTGAACAACTGTGCCAGATACTGGCTCCTTGATCTTAAAGGTCTTCATGGATGCATCTATGGCAGCCATAAAATCCTCTGCCGTTCCTATATCGTTAATTGCTATTTGTTTCATTTATTACTTCATCCCCTGTTTCTATCAATTCAGATTCAGCCTCTACAATAATTGTAGCAGCATTGGCTCTGTTGTGCCTTCTTTCCAAAAGTTTGTCAATAGAGGTTGCAGCCTTGACCTCTGCAACGCCTAAGCGTGATCTCGCAATAGGATCAAAGCCAAGAGATGCTAACGCATCAGTGTATGCTTTATTAATTGCGACAAACGCTCTACCATCGTTGCTCTCAAGAGTAGCCATATATTTATTTCTTGCTGCCTCTGAAGCATCAGCCAAAAATGCAGCATTAGAAATTGCATCAATATCACTAACAGGACTAAGCCAAGTAACAGCCATACCCCAAGCACGATTCCAAAGATTAATTCCTGTCTCACCAAGAGTATCAGGTGGTGTTGGGATTTCTCTGGCCATGGGCAAGTGCGTAATATTATTTAAATCTGGTAAAGGTCTTTGCCCAGGATTGCCCAATAATCTTTTAAGTTCCGTTGGTTTTGGTGGTCTTCCTGCAGTCATTTTATTTTTTTCTCCAATGTCCGTTTTGCGTAATTTATACACAAAAATACTATTTCTGTAATTTCGCAGAGAAATACAGAACAGGGCAGACGGGGTATACAACAATTTTACAAGCGTAGAAAAACACCCATACCCACTCTCTGCCAGGAGGGAGGCAGGGGTTTCCTGCTTGTTTGTTATTTATTTAAATATATTTTAACCCTTAGAACTGTTGCATCTTCTACAAAGAACCATGATATTTTCTAAAATATTACTTCCACCATTAGCCAGACTTAAAATATGATCTGCCGTTAGGTCTTTATTTGTTCCACATCTTGAACACCATGGTTGTATTTGTCTTGCAAGTCTACTTAGTTTATTCCATTCATAATCATATGCTCTATTGCGTTCCCGTCTTTTTATATCCTTTGACTCTATCGCTGCTCTGCACTGCCTGCATACCCCACCCCTTGAAATTACTCCACAGTATAGGCAGGGGGAGTTAAACCTTTTCATATTTATTATTTATTATTCTAAGTCTGGATTAATATCAGATGCTTCTAACTGGCACTCTTCACAGTCATGATCCTGTTCAATTGCTTGATCATACTTAAAGGCAGCAGCCATATGGGCATTGAGTAATGTTAGGGCAGTTAGGGTGCCTCTATTTAATAATGACTCAACACCATCAAATGATAATTTCTCATCTGTTTCTATATGGACTTGAGAAGGACCTACTACAAGATGCATACTATACATATGATTCCTTTATTGGGATTGATTGGTACTCTTTACATATCGTCCTGATTTTGGGTGCACGAAGTACAGGCTCTCTTATTTTACCAGATAAATCAGAAACTTGCAACTTCATTCCTTACTCTTACCATAGTAGATAAGTCATATAAACCATTGCGTTTAGGTATATCGTACTCATCTATAACCTTCAGTGCCTGCTTCTTGGTGATATTTAGCCATAGACAAATAGCCTCAAGATCAAGGTAAAACCTCTTATCAGGGTTATCCATAGCCAACTGTAGCAATCTATATAGGGTCCAAGAACCCTTACACTTTAGACAAAATACATCAGCAAGGATATTCTCAATGTCTATTGCTACCTTATTCTTACAGTCTTCTGTAGGACATGGGATTCTTCTTGTTGTCTCTACGAATGCTTTAGTTACTGATAATCCTTTAGAGTGGATTACTTTGACTTCCCTCGCAAATTCACCAGACCAGTCCTGCTGTAAGGTCCAACCTAAATGAGTAATGTGGAACTGGGCTGTTGCAGCAACCTCTGCCTCAATACTTGGCTGTCTCTTAAGCAGGGCTGGTGGCGTGAGATTTCTCGCTCTACGAATCATGGCCTCATACTTATGTAGCATAGGTAGAGTATCTACTGCTGTAGAGTAATCCATCGCTGCCACATTGAACCCCAATGATCTTTCTGAGTTACGAGATCCTGTTCCTGTCCTGCCTGGAACCAGGAATCCTTTTGATTCTTGTTGCAGGGTAGGAATGTCAGAGAGTTGATCTCTTAATACGCTTTCGCACTTTCTGCATAGATACTTCTCATCTTTTGCATGGTGCTGACATAACTGACATTCCATTTGTCTACCCCTATTTTCTATCTAATTGTTTCATCAAGTCATCAACTGTGTCAAAGTCTTTGTACTCTGATGGTGTAGTAACCTTTTCTATTTCTTCTTTAAATGCTTTTACTGCATTCAGTCTTCTCTCCCAAGCACCCTTCTTAGGTCCAAGCAATGTTAATAACAATGCCCATGGCCCAACAAGATATGCTACGAATGTCCAGATAAGGATACTTCTTGCATAGACTAATGCTACTGATGCTGTTAGCAACATCCATAAGATAGTCATAGCGACATGTCGTCCTTTACATATCTACCATCTCTGCTCATGTCAATGACTACTGCCCATACTCGTGGACCCCATTCATCAAACTCTTCAATCTGTGCATAGACTGGATAGAGTCCATCACCATTGCCTGTAGAAAATACAGTTGCATCATGATCACCTAAAGTACCAAAGCCATTAGTTAGTGTGGCATTAGCAGCACCCATGTAACTGTACTCGCCTACTCTGTTTACATGGTCTTCAAGATCAAAGTTTTCTTCATCATCATAGGACTTCCACTTATCTAAATACAATGGATCGCCAATCATTGCTTGACCTGAGTCAACAAAAAATGTTCCTATTAGTTGTAGATTGTTTAACTTCTTAGCCTTAATTTTCTTACTCATTACTTTTTCTCCTCATCCTCGTTGTAGTCTATGAAGCCAATTTTCTCCATAGTTTTGTTGCATTTACCGCAGTTGTCGTCAGATATCTGAACACAATCATCTGCCTTGCACCAGTATATCATCTCAGTCATCTGTTCTCCAAACGCTTGTAAGTGTATATAATTGAATGCTTTTAATAGATTACGCTTTTGTACTTGTTCTGGTATTTCTTTTATCTCGTACATACCGTTGCCTACTTCCTCTTCTTGCTTGGCTTCTCTGTACTGCCTGTCGTATTCTTTCCTACATTCTCTGCAGACTGTAACTCTTCTTGTACCTGATTTATGAGCCAAGGCAAAGTATTTATCTTCCAAAGGATATGTAATTTCACATTTGATACAAACTCTTTTATCCATGTCATTTACCACTCACCATTCACATCGTAATCGTTCCAATTAAATTTACTTGGACGAAGTGCTGCAAGTTCATGATGCTTCTTCATTGCTCTTTCATAATCTTCATCAGTTGCATAATCAGATCTTGATGAACTTGGTAGGATAGTAACGCCTGGAATTAAGGATCTAATTAATGCTTCTGCATCATATTGTTCCTGCTTTGCGTAAACTACTTCTTCTTCTGGCTTTAATTCTTTCATTAGTTAGCCTCCTCTCTTTTACGACGAATATCGTAATTGACGAGATAACCAATAATCTTTTCTCTATTTGGATAATCTTCACGAAGAGTATTCTTTTCGTATCTTCCTATTGCAGTGTTGCACTTATTGCAAACAGCACCTCTAACGCACTTACCACAAGATGACTTTCCTGGACAGCAAGCATGGTCGTGGTCTACATGCAAATTTCTATCTGTGTCTAACTCTTGCTTAGAACCACAAACATTGCAACCATCTTTTGAAAGAGCATTCCACTGTTCAACAGTTAGATTGTATTTATACTTAAGTCTTGATTTAAGTGAGTATGAATAGGCATATACTTGTTTTCCATTTACATTCCTGTAAACTTTCTTTTCTTGATTGGCACCAATGATTTCTAACATTGAATCAGTCTGACCAGTTAATCTTACACGATCATAGTGCACACGACAATAACCTTTTGCATAATGTCTCTTATCGCAATCATCAACTGTGCAACTCTTGCTTCCTTGCGTTCTTGACATTTTTAAGTTGTAACCATTTCTGCAACTCTTGCAAAGACGATCATGACCATACTTTAATGTTCTCCAAGCATGACCAGAATAGAATTGCGATAGGTCTTTTTCTTCTTTACAATCTGAACAAGTTTTTGTATTCATTATGCATACACCTCGTTAAATTCACGATAAGTGATTATGCCCTTGTATTCCTGGCAAGGCTCACAATATTGGGTCTTGCTGTAATCTAATGCATCAGCGATATGTCCTTCGCAAAAAATGCACATTAAACTATCTAAAGTTCTCATTCTAATCTCCTAAGTTGTTGTAGTTCTACAGTTTCTCAACTGCACATACTAAGTATACCATTGGAGTTTGTATATTGTCAAATAAAGGGCCTTATTTTGATAACAAATTGATAACAATATCCTGTGAATTTCCTGAGATAATATTAGTCAAGGCTGTACCATCCCTTATCATGTAGAGTGTATAGACGCTTAAAATATGTCTCATATTTATATCTGACATTATCCACTGAGTATAGTTCTACTGCTCTTTCATGTATTAGTCTTGGATTAAGGTTTTTTACATCTTCCGCCGCTTTTAGGAAATCTTTGAAGGTATGGCACTTATAGCCATTTAAGCCATTAATAACAGTCTCTGAATAAACACCCCATGGTGTAGTAATTACAGGAGTGCCACAGACTTGGGCTTCAACATGTACATTTGCAAATGGCTCAATGTAGTATGTGGGTGTAAATACTGCTATGGCCTTACCCATAAGATCAGCCTTCTCTTTGCCATAGACTGGACCTATGTACTCGCCATACTCAGTTTTAAAATCTCCAACACCTGCAAGAATTAAACGCTTGCCTAATTTCTCACAGACCTGAACAGCCACATCAATTCCTTTTCTTGGAATAAGTCTGCCCACATATAAATAATAATCTTCCTTTGTCTCTTGCAAAGGGTACTTGGCAGGATCTAAATAACCTGGAATTACATCATCAAAGAAATTACCATCTACAGTTGTAGGATTCTTATGCATGGCATAAATACTATGTCTCCAGGCTTCAGATTCAAATACTCTAAATGGTGCAAATGTTCCTGCATAACCAATGCCGTACTCTACTCTTAAATTTTTAGGGAACTCATTAGCAATGCTTACTTGGGTAGAACCAGCAATAAACAATATAAAGTCTTTAGGCTCTAATCTTTCCTTGATTGCTTTTATGACGGCATTGTTAAAATACTGCCATCCTTCTAATTCAGCATCATATGCAACATGTAAAAAATGCTTGCCATCTAATAATGCAAGTCTTTCTTCTTCTGGCATACATGATACGAATTCTGACACATTGGCTTCATTTTCTGTTCCGCCGTATAAAATAACCTCATGATCAAGAGAAGTCATCATGTTGCAAAAGTTAACTATCTTATTGGTATAGGCACAATTCTCAAATGCCTCAGTTGTATTTGTGTGCGGGAGTCCTATAACATGAAATCTCATTTGCAGCAACTACCTTTACAGCATTCATTTTCTAACAAGTAGATGATTTTGTCTATTGTCTGAATAGATTTATTAATGCTTTCTTTCGCTTCAGATAATGTCTTCTGGTAATTCTGGTTGTTCGTATCCATTGGATAACTCATTCCCCCCATTTAATTCCTCCATTAGTTGTTCTCGTATTATTTCTTTCAAAGCGACTATCCATGCATTAGCCATTTCCAATTGTTCTTGATCTTCTGATTGAAGAATAATATCTCCATTGTAAAAGAACCATTTGTTATCCATTGCGTCGCTTCATCTTTCTCATGTCCCTAATTGTACCAAAAAGTTTCTGTACTGTGCTTTTCTTTTTTGGCTTTGAGTAGTGCATTTCATACATTGCTCTCCAAAAGTATCTTCTTGGTCCTTTATGCATTTTTAACAATCCTTGGTCCTTTGCTGATATTTGTTCTTTTGTTTCTTACTTCAGCAAGTGTAGTACCTATGTTAGGTAGGTCTTTTCCTGGATTCCGCTTTTGATATGAAGTGATATATCTTTCAAGGTATTCATCAATTAGTTGCAATACCTGCTCATCATCCATAGTGTTTAGAATTGCTGGATTATTGTCTTTCCAGAATCTACTTACTATTCCTGGTTCTTTCATCTTTCCCCCTAATTGTTTTCTTTTTTAATGTTTATTGCAGGAAAGGCCCTAACCTTGTGTCCTTTAATAAAACGGTTATTTAAATATATATATATAAGGTTAACAATATATACACCATTCTACTAACTGTCAATGTTTTATTGACCTGCTGAGTTCACTAAATACATTTCTATATTTAACACAGAACACCTTGATCCTCGCAGTGACACGACCAAGAGTGGTTAGGTCATCCTTAATGGTACGGATGAATTTATAATTTTTTCTAATATGGGCGAAGGGATAAACGCCTTTGGGTAAAGAAACCTTCTTGCGTATAAAACTATCTGTGATCGTCATATACTTATGCCCATATTTATCTATTCAGTTGTATGGTAGTTTTTTTAATGAGTAACTTTCCTAAAAACCTCATAGCACCATTGTAGCAGAAGAGTTTTTCTATTGTCAAATTCTATAAAAAAGAAAGCCCTCCAAGCGAGAATGAGAGTAAGCACTTGGAGGACTTCCCGTAGTATGTGAATAAAATTCACAAAGTTGACACTTAGGAGGCAATCAACTGTAATTATTATAACATAGGCACTTGTATCATGTCAAATTCTAATACCAGCCTTTATTTTTGAAGTGTTCCCAAGCATTGCATGGATGAACATGTCTTCTTGAAATATAAGACAGAGTTGCTACTAATTGTGCAACACCTGCATTGGATTTTTTCATGCCTAAACTACTTACTGTAGAGTCAAGCATTTGGCCTATTCCACTGGCTGTAGAAATTGGATTCTGCGCTTTAGGATTCCAGGCTGATTCTTTTCCTATCAACTTGGTAAAGCACTTATATTGTTCTTTATTGAGCAATTCCTGGGCTACCTGCTTTGCAGATACCTGCATCAAAGGTGGCCTGTCTTTATATACTACTGGAACTGCTGGTTGAGGATTAGTTATTTGTAACAATAAAACTGTTATTACTACGAATAATGCTCCTATGAATGTATTTTTGCTTATAATTAGATTACTCCTTTTTAAGCCCCATGAATAACCCCATGAGTGTCCCCTAACCTATTCTACCTTACTTGACAGTATTTGACAGGTGCATGTAGAATAGAATTATGAATAAATTACCAACAAATCATCATAGAAATAAATTCACAGGAGAAATCCTGGCACAATCTGTAGAAGTTTGCAGTGGCTGTCATTTAAATTTTGCTACTACTGCAGCAGGAGACAAACATCGTTCTGGAAAAATAACTGAAAGAGTTTGCCTAAGCCCTAAAGATGCTAAATTAATTAAATTAATTAACAAATTTGGCTCTGTTATATATAAAAGCAGAAATGATAAGGACCCAAGATGGGAATTTACCTTAGTCCAAGCGTAGGAGCCTTATAGGAGCCTTTTAGATTTGGCACCCATACTTTTTCACACTGACTGTCTGTTCGTGTCTCTATCAGGCTCTGAGACCCCTATTTGAGGCACTGTAGGGGAAGTCTTACAAGTTGAAATAATAAATGGCCCCAGATTGCTCCAGGGCCACCTTTAAGACCTGAATCGCTCAAATATCCCTTTAGGTGTGTGTAGCGTTGTGATCTTAAGTATTAATTTTACCAGTTATTTGGAATTTCGTCCAAACTCTTTTTCGTTAGGCTGTAGAGCCTTTGCTAAAGGTCCAAGAAGACCTGCTAAAAATGCATTTGCCAACACCTTTGGATCTGTAATTCCGCTCATGTAGAGGGCTACAACTGATGCAAAAGATGCTCTTGCCCATGACTGAGCCATAGCAATTGCCTTTTCTTTATTGGATTTTACGATTTTGGCCTTAGCCATCTTTGTTCTCCTTTTTTAACTTCATTGTTTTTATTCTTGCTTTTACTTCGTCAGGTGTCTCAACTATTTCAAAATGCATTTCATCCTTGCGTTTTGTATAGTCTCCCCCCCAACGAATGCCGTACTTCTTACATAATTCTCTAATTGTAGCAGCCTGCTGCTTGGAAAATGTGTTTTCTGCATGTAGGGGATGCTTAGTAGCGTTGAGGTCTATGGCTGTGCCTGATGCGTGATTGCTCAAATCAGAATCACTACCTCTAACATCCCTATAAGCGTATGCCCAATCGTCAAACACTCCAGTGTCAATAGGCTCTACCTGAGCGTGAAACTCAGCAGCAAAGGCAGTCAAGATTACTCCTGCGTCTTTCTGTAGTCTCATTTTTCTATCAGTGCCTTTGACTTTAAAGATCTTTATGTCTATTTCCTTTTGATCTTTAGATGCTGGCCATCCATTTTGTGATTTTTGCATTACAGGTCATTCCTTGTTTTTTTAGGTTTATTATTTGCTTGAATTAAAAGTAGCATTATTTGGTCCACTCTTTCCTCAAGTCTGGTAATCTGGTCTTTCATGCTTTTCCCAGAATTTGGGACCAGTTCAGAAAGGTAGTGCTTGACTAACCATCTAACTGCTCCTACAAATGCAACTGCTATTGAGATTGCAGATACTATAAAGCCTGCCCACTGCTCTATGCTCATGTGTTACTCCTTATGTGTGTTGGTAGTTAGAGAGAATCTCTCCAGTGTTAAAATCAAGACCACAGAATTTTCCATAGTCTTGAAGTGTTCTTTCAGTCCCAAGTCTTCCTTCTCCAACTACGCCTTCACCAGTTAGAACAAGTCTTACTTCTTGATTAGATTTTTCTTCTAATTCTTTTGCTTGATCTGGCCAATCGCTTGGAACAAGCCTTCTTCTATAATAACCTTCTGCACCGTAATATAAGTGATACATAAACATCTGGCTTGGTACAAATAAATCATACCCATGAGTATAGGCTCTTGCAGCCATTAGTAATTCTTCTCCATCAAAAAACATTAATTTGTTAGGCTTTAAGAATTCGCCTTCTGTGAATAATGATCCAGCAGATACAGATATGGAGTGGATGTTTCCTTCTGGATTTTGTATAGTTCCTTGCATAGGAATTCTATATTGTTTAAATCTTTGCTTATCTTTCCAATAAAATTGAGTAACTTCTTCTTTGGCTTGTCTTGTTTTTTCTTCATCGCCCTCATACCAAAATGGCTTTGGATATTGCGTGATTAATGGCTTATTAAATCCGTTGGATTTATGCCTATTTATTTCATTAATTAAAAATGTGTCCCAATTTTGATCAAATCTACTGTGAGCATCTATTTGAAAGTAGTAGTCTTCTCCAGCATATAGTTGATGGGCAATGCTTCTTCCTATGCCTACCCCAATATTTTCAGGGGCTTTGGATTCAATTATTCTTATGTCTGGTAATTGCTTAAGAGTGTTTAGCCAACTATTGTCTTCATAAAATATTGAGTGAATCCCAAATACTATATGATTTTCACCTGATGATTTTAATAAGGCGTTTCTTACAGTCTTTTCAATTTCATTATCATGATAACTTGATATTTGGACAAATATGCTTTTCTTCATTATTCTTTCCAGATAGCATGGATGCAAGTTGTACAAAAGTTTTCATAGGAATGCTTAATCATGTCTTGTCTTTCTTGGCTTTCCCAAATTTGCTTTATTGGAGTATCGTTTATATTTCCAAATACTGTTTCAAAGTCATAGTCATTGCAACATAGGAATACAGCACCATTAGCATTGATATGAATCCATGCATCAGGTCTGCCTCCCATATTGTTACAGCCAACTACCTTACCTTTGCCAGTTATCTGATTCTTCATGATTCCACGAGTATCAAGATATCCTGCTCTATCAACTAATGATGTGTTTGCAAAAATATTAATTCCTGGAAAGGCTTCTTTCATCTGTTTAACAGCAGTAGCCGTATCACCAGTATTGTCGTCTAAGTCAATCTCTGGTGCATTTGGTAATAACTCCATGTAGCCAAGAGATGTTTCATTAATTCCATTTACCTGCATTGTAACTCTATCGTTTGGAAAGTTGTCTATGGCGTATCTTATGTTATCCATTACTCTTTGGTGCATCTTTTCAGGCTTCCCCGTCATTTTTGCCCAAGTTGCAGCATCTGCAGAAGGTGTATTGAAATGGATCAAATCAACTACATCGCTGTATTCTTTGATAATGTCCATTTTGTCTTTTGTTAATGGAGAACCATTCGTTAGAACCATTGTTTTGATTCCATGTTCTCTAAACAAATCAAGCATCTCCTGGAAGTGCTTGTAAAGCAAGACTTCGTTGTAGTGTGCTGTGTAAATAAAAGAGAAGTTTGGATCTACAAAATCTCCAACACCAGCCTTTAATTGTTCAATAACAGACCTAATAGTGTCAATAGACATTGTGTTTCTGCCAATGACTGGATTTTCTTCATAGGCTACAGGGCAAAACCAGCAGCCAAGGTTACATAATCCGTTAGGATCTAACTGAACAAGTCTGATCATTTTTACTCAACTTGTTTATCGTAGAAGATTGATATTCCTGCTCTTGGATTTTCACAAAACACTGTGTGAATAAGTCCAGAAGGTACAAATAACATATCTCCAGCATGTACTCCTAAACTTTGATACGGAGAATCTTCTTCAGTTGTCTCAAAAATTCTCCACTCCACAGAGCCTATTGCCTGCCACAAGAATGAATCTCTTGAGTCTGTGTGAATTGGAATTGTATTTTGCTGTCCAACAAAGTTAATAAGTGTGCAGCCACTGTTTGGCTCTCTTCCAAATAATTCTGTTGTCTTTGCAAATACCTCTGGTAACTGGCTAAAACAATCTCCTTTTTCAACACGATACCCTGCAACAAATAGGTCATCCCAAATCTGTAAAGAACCAATAACCTTTACTGGGCTTGGCAGTGTAATTTCTGGACGCTTAACTGTATAGTCACAATGATAAATAAACTCGTGCCAACCAGTTGTTGAAGGAATTATGTTTGGAATGTAGAGAAGGTCAAGATTTTCTTTAGCATCCAGAATGTGTTGTTGAGTAATAGAATCTTTATCTATGTGAATAATATTAGGCATTACCGTCTGCCCTTCCCAATTCTGGGTCTGGATTAAATGCTGCTACTGAGCCATCGCTTCTAAGGTTCTTAACTTCCCCTTGAATGGGATCAAGTTTATAACGATTGCCCCAATATCCTGGTGGATAATGATAAGGATTTTCTGGGTTGTCAGTTCTTGTTGGCAATGGGTTTTCGTTCCAGTTGCCTCTAATTGTAACTAATGATGCTGCACAAAAACGCTCACCTGAAATTACTTTTTTAACTCCATGACGAGTATTTCCTTCATGCATAGCCATAGATCCTGCTTTTGGCTTATACCAATAATCATAATCTGGATAGTAGATTTCTCCACCTTCGTAGTCATCATTGAGATAAATAACGCTGCCCCACATAATTGGGCTTTCCATGTGTCCTTGATTATCTATATGGACAAACATTTCTAATTCAGTGTTTCCATTGTAAAATGAATCGCTTGCTCCATCAAACATTTTAATTAAATTATGTTCAGAGGGAGCCCAGTCTGCTTCGTGATCATGCTCATTAAGAACATCTTTAACTCTCTGTTGAATAAGGCTTAGAGTAGGCATTACATCGTCCATAATATTTTCATATCCTGGATTTAACTTCATCTGATGATTGTTGATTAAACGCTTGCCCCAATACTTAAATTCGTGTTCCTGTAATCCGTCATAGTTAAAGTTCCTCATAAATGAGTCTAACAAATTAACCTCTTCTGGTGTTAAAAAGTCTTCAAATATTAAAACTTTTCCATCACAGTGCTTTTCTAATTTCATTTTAAGTTCCTCTCAATAGCCATCTGTTGTCTAATCTCATCGTGCTTTTCTTTAGGTTCAGTTATAAACCAATGATCTGGCTCTACATAATGGAAAAAGACTACTCCTATTTTACCAGTATTGTTATAGAGAGTTTCTCTCCAATGCTCGTATTCCTCACCCATGAATAAAATTGCCTCATTTGGCTTGGCTATATAAGGCTTTCCTTCTATGTAAAGTGCCCATGGATCTCCTTGATAGAGAACCAAATCAAGTGTATATGTACAGGCGTTCACATCTTTGTGCTTTTCTAAACTGATAGTTTCATCAGAATATTCTGCAAACAGTGAATATGATGTAACGCAGGTATTTGTGTTAAAGTATTCTCTTACCTTTGGTAATAGTAGTTCACTAAATTCTTGTAGTATTGGCTCTGCTTTGTCTCCCAGCAATTTTCTGCCAAACTCGTCTGTGCCCATAGAATCTAAAATAGGATTATTCTTAAAATGCATACGAAGTCTGTCAAAGTCATAAGGACTTAAGACATTCTTAATTAATCCAACTTCTCTGTTTATCGTGTCCATTGAACCACCACATATCTTAGGCCATCTGTTACTGGATGAACGGCATGGTTATACATAAAGTTTGAAGGAAAGATTAAAAGGTCGTTCTTCTTTGCCTTAAACCTTAACCCATACTTGCTAAACTCTACATCTCCACCCTCATAATCGTCATTTAGGTAGTAAGTCATTGATATTCTTCTTGTAAATAGTGGATGATCGTCTACATGGTCATGAAACTTCTGTTCTTTTCCATACCGCAAAAGTTGGGGAGCCTGAATGTGTTCTATTACTGCACCGTAGGCGTTAATGTATTTATCTAAACAAGGCTTCATGCTTTCATAAAATGCTCTTGTGAAGTTAGACAAAGGGTTATCAGCAGTATCTCCATGTTCAGGAAGAATAACCAAGTCTGTATCTCTGCTCTTGTAGTCTGTGCCAACTTTGTTTCCTGGTTCGTTTGTAAGCAATACTCCTGCAGGTATCCAGGATGAGTCTGATTCTTCTATTTTCTTAAGGTATTCCATTGAATCAGGAAATACATCTTCAAATATTACTATGCCTGGTGCTAATTCTTTCATCTCAATTCCCCTCCGTATTTCATTTCCATATTTTGTTGTTTTGTCCAAAATGAAGCAATTGTGTACCTTACTGATTCTTTAACCTCTGTCACTCCATGAAGATGCTCTACATCTGCTGGATGAAATGCCAGTGCACCAACCTTTGGAGTTATATCAAAGTTGAAGTTTGGGTAGTAAGTGTGTCCACCTTCATAGTCATCATTGAGGTAAAGAACAGAACCAAACGCTCTATGCTCATGGCCAGTTATATCTGTATGGCTCATATCATCTGAGTGTGGTGTTTGACTCATGCCAGGAAACCAACGGATTACCTGAAGAAGGTCAGGATAAATCTCATCTAACCCATATGCTTGTTTAATTTCTTCTTTACAACGAATAAGAGCATCCATCATAATATCAGCAGCCTTCTTATCAAAGACCAGCATATTAGTATAGTTAATTGTACGGTTATCCCAAAACTCGTGTCCAGCAGTTTGCCATAGATCTGAAGCAACTGCAGCATTAATTAAATACTGACAGTCTTCTTTTGATACAAAGTTTTCTATCACATGTGCATTAAACATCTTACCACTTTCCTATTGGACATTGAGCCGTTGTAAGTTTTGTTTTAAGATTCATAAAACAGCCACATTTCTTGCATTGGCTTGTTGCTTTAATTAGAAAGGGACATTCAGCACAGATGGCTAATCTATCTTCAATTATTTTGTGATCTGTTATTATTTTTTCTTTATCTAATAAGTGCCAAGGTCTTGTTTCTCCTTGAGCCTTTTTCCATTCTTGCCATTTTGACATGTTTCCCCTTTGATTTCTGTTTTTACTGCTGAATAATATTCTCGCCATCCCAAATATCGCCAACCTTAAAAGGTTGATCATCTGGAATATCTACAATTGTTGTTTCTTCACTAAAAATTGCTGCATACTGCTCTTTATGATTAGGTTGCATACAAAGCACTGACATAATAATTTGATTGTTGCAAACATAAGAATAAATTTCTGTTGCATCCCATTCATATTCATCAGGAAACTTAACCTTATGTCCGCCAACCCATTCTGTGCCAGTCCAAGTTGCACCTGTTGCGGCAGCATCCCTGTACTCAGTAAGGTTCATTGGAACAATTGGAAGACCACTTGCAACAGCATCTATCAATATCTGCTCTTTTTCTTGAGGAATTGTGTAATTAAGAACACGATAAATATCCCAAGTTCCGTATTCATTTTTTACTACGCAAGCGTACATTATCTCTCCTTAAATTTACTTAATTGTATCATTGAAACTATATTGTAGCAACCTATGCCCCGCACATAGGCTGCCACTTTTATATTTAGAACCCACACGGATTGTCACAATCTCCAAATCCAATTGGACAAGGCGTATAACCATTACCACATTCATACGGTAATGCTATGATCGCAATGATAGGTGGAGGAGTTGCGATAATAGGTGGTGGTGTCGCAATAATTGGCGGAGGTGTTGCAATTATTGGAGGAGGTGTAGCAATTATAGGAGGTGGGGTCGCTATAATTGGTGGAGGAGTTGCAATGATTGGTGGAGGTGTTGCAATGATTGCAATGATTGGAGGTGGTGTCGCAATGATAGGTGGAGGCGTTGCGATGATAGGTGGAGGCGTAGCAATAATTGGGGGAGGCGTAGCAATGATAGGTGGTGGCGTTGCTATGATAGGTGGTGGTGTAGCGATAATTGGTGGTGGAGTAGCGATAATAGGAGGAGGAGTCGCAATAATAGGAGGAGGGGTTGGAGGCGTAACAAGTCTTAATGTCACACCAATACCACTGGGGTTACGAAATAATGGACTCACTTTTTCTCCTTAGTTATTATTATGCAAATCTGTTTTGTGATGCAAGAACTGTATATGTTGATGCTGCAGTCTTTATAATTGTATAAACATATGCATCTATTGCGTTAATATTTCCTGAAGAAGGTGCAGTTCCACCTAACCACTTTAGAGTTACTCCAACTGCTGTACCGTCAATAGTAAATGCTGTTGGATAGTATGCTGTTCCAGTGTTTGTATTAAGATAAACAACAGAGATTTGTTCTCCAACTGCCATTGTTGAGTCAAGGGTTGCTGCACCACTTCCACGAACATTTAATGTCCAGTTGGCTGTAGCAGCACCAGTATAGTATTCAACAGATGCTGTTAAAGTATCAATATTAATAGTACCTGTTGATCCAGCAGGAACAATTTCAACTGTTTCCTTTGGTGATGTTAGTGTTGCATTTGTTGATACAGAAATGGTTGGAACAGGTCCTGTTGCTGAAGTAATAGTAATTCCAGTACCTGCAGTTAGACCAGTAATGTCTCCAGTACCAAATCCTTGCCATGTTGTACCGTCATAAAATGTAGTAGCGTTTGTATCAGCAAGATAGGCAAACATACCTTCTTGACGAATAGGTGCTGTCAGGGCAGCGTCTCTTGCTGCAGCATTAGCAAAGTACATGATTGACTGATTTTGCAGGTAGTACTGGACCTGTGCTGCTGTTAATACATCGCCTGTATTGAAGGTCTTGTACCCAGCGTTTGGACTGCCTGTAGGCATATTCTTCTCCTTATGTTAGTATGATAAAGCGTTAGTATCAAGTATACCCTGAGTTGGCGAATCCAGGATAAATGCTTGAATAATAGGTTCTGCAGTGTAGACTGTTGTATTCCATTGCTCTGGAGTAACATCGTGAGTAACTCCTTGAACAAAAACTTCTTTTGTAATAAAAGATCCACCAGGCATTGTTTTTGTAATGTTAATTGTAAAATAAATATCCATTGATAACTGTAGCAAAATATTATTTTCATTAATAGCAGAGTTCATGTTTAATTGCATGGAGTCAATTCTAATGTCAGCATTCTTACGAGTAGCAACAATCATTTTTGCTTGATCTTCTGCTTCTGATGTGTTTAACATAAGAAGATCATTTCTATTTGCTGATTTATAAGAATATTTAAGAATACTGTCTGCATCAGTTGCAATATATACTGGCCCACCCAATGCTTGAACTGCAACATCATTTAGAATTTGTTGATCATCATAGGCAAAGTCAACTTGAGAATAAGGAAATTGACCTGCAGGTAAAGGATTAAGATCTGAAAATTCACCTGAAATTATATCTGCTAACTTAGAAATCTGTTCTCTGTCTAAAAACTGTGCTTGACCATTTCTACCCATAAAGAAAGCACCAAATTCTGACTGTTCTATTGTCTGAATTGCTTGTAAGAGAGACCTATTTCCACCTGGATCTGCTTGCATTTGAGATTGTCCAACACTTGCATTTATCATAGAGTCAGGAAAATCTCCAAAGTTTAACAAAGTTTCTACTCTTGCTCCAGATAATTGACCTGATGTGGCTCCTGGAATTGGAGGTATTTCAGTAGAAACATTTGAGAATAGGCGGAATGCATCTACACATTGTAGTGTAACTGTAGCATTTTCTGTAGTGCCTGAATAAAATGAGGTATCAAATGAACTGATGTATCCTGAAAATATAGTAACCTGAACAGTGCGTCCAGCAAGTATTGTGTCTGCATAGATTCTTATCTTACGCAAAGGAAACAATTTACCATAATATGGTGATGCTGTATTCTGAGGGTTAAAGTCAGAATTAGGATCATTTAGTATTACTGTTGCAGTTCCAGCCTCAAACTGGGAAAGTAGTCTGTTACGACCTCTACGAGTAGTTACTCTTCTAACTTGAGGAGTAATATCTACAAGATCTAAGGGACTATCTGCTAAAACATTTGTATCCAAAATACCAAAAGAGCCACTGTCCAAAATAAACGGGAACCCAAACGATGGTCCACTTGAGAAGTCAATTTCTACTTTTATTGTTGGCTGA